TCCTCAGTGTTCTTCTGCCAAATCTTTCTCAGGTACGGGAAGTGGGTGTAGGTCGATTGGATAGTTCCCAGAATAGTTGCCAACTCGACTTTTCGAGATAGACTCTCAATAGTGTCTGTAGCACGGACCACAACTTCCGTGAGATTGCAGAACTGATACGGACGCAGGATGATTTCGCTGCATGGGTTAGTCCCAAACTCATATCCAGTCTCCCGACGACCATTCTTAGCAGCCTGCTTCACAGAGGCTTGACGGTTGAAGATACCACGTTCACCAGAGCCAGACTCCACTAGAGCCATCCACTCACGCATGAACGATACAGCATCAGGCTTCTCTGTGTAGCTTACAGAGTTGTTAGCAAGAGCACGATGAGGATCATTCTCCCACCATGCGCCAGACTTGGCATGACGCATACGATCATCAGAGAGGTTGCTAAGAGAAATCATCGCAGAACGACGAACACCACCAACAACCACTACCTCACCGATCTTGCACATGATGTCATGGCATTCGATAGAGGATAGGCGACGACCTTTAGCACCAACAAACTTAGCGGTAACAAAGTTGAACAATTCCACCAGAGGGGCAGGACCAGAAGCACGACCACCAAAGGTCTTAAGTTTAGCACCAGCAGGGCGAACTTTAGACACATCCCACTTAGGAATTTCACCAGAGTAGAGAAGTGCGATCACTTGACGCAATGCCTTTGCCCAACCTTCCTTGCTGTCCTTGACGATCACTGTCGTGTCAGATGCAAATAAAATCTCAGGGACTTCTGGCAACTTGCTCACGAACTGTCGTTCAACAGAGAAGCCCACACCAGTGCCACAGAGGAGGATAAACATAGCCTCATCGAAGCTCTTGGGATCATCCACAGGCAGGTAGGAGCAGTTGTAGCCAGCAGTATTATCACGGTTAAGGGCCTCACCAGCAGTCATCATAGCCCGCATAGAAGGCATAATCTCAAGGTTAAGGATAGCCTCTTCAATCTCGTCTATAGAGACTTCATCACGGGTCTTGGGGACAACTACGTTCTGGATATAACGAGAGACGGTCTCAGGCCAGCTTTCACGGCGTTGTTCATCTTCAAGCCACCGTGCATAGCGAGAGGTGTGAATGAAGGCTTGGTAATCAGTTGGAAGGTGGTTGCTCATTCTTATCTTCCTAATTCTAATGTAAAGGTTAGCGGGGTTTGGATTGCATCAATCCTTTCGCACATTTCTTTGGGGCATTTTTCACGGCCCTTGTTCTTAAAGTTTCTAGCGACATTGGTACTATCCGCTGACGCAAAAGGCCACCTCTTATCTGCAAGTTTAAGTCCACGCATCATATGAACCCAAGGTCTTGCTCCAGACTTTTCTATTATAGACCAAGCATCGTCTGCACGCCTAGACCAAGCTGCATTACCAACTTTCCAAAATTCACCGGAAGAGCCGAAACAAAACCTTGGGTATGTGTCAAGTATTTCTCGCAACCAGTCTAACGACAAGTGCATATGCCACACAGGTGCGGAAAGGTGTTTAGGGTATGGCCAACCAGACATATACTCTCTTTGATCCTCCACGCTACCATCAATAACATCCGGTATGATAGCCCAATTTGCACCATATAACTTGTCGTCTAGCCACTTTATGTAACCGTCCTTGTTGAAAGGTTTACCTTTTGTGTAGGCCGAGAAAGCCCCATTGTCCCACATGATACTTTGTGCATTTCTTATACACCAGTCTGCATCCCAAGGGTGGGCAAAAGAAACACAAAAGTGTTTTCCAGATAGTTTTTCAAGCTCCTGTCTGGGACTTATCGGTGTTCCGTGATAATGTAGCATACTTCCTCCAAGCATAAAGTGCTGCAACTACAGCAAAAGTTGCATAAAGTTTACCAACAACATTACCAGAAGAAAACTCTAGAGAACCGAAAGCAATATAGACAAAAAGAATGCTGTCTACAATAGCCCCAACGATACCAGAAACTAAAACTGCCAGAGCACGGCCTGATTTACGGAGTGGCGTATATACCGCAAGGTCAAACATCTCCGCAGTAAAGAACGCCACCGCACTTGCGACTGCAATAAATGGGTCAGCCACAAGCCAAGAAACGACTGCACCGACAGAAACAGCAAAGGCAGACCACTTCCAGTTAGTGAGTTCCTGTAACCAGTCTCGTAATACTAGCGCAAGGCCAATCATCAAGACCCCACTTGGGGCCATAAGACCAAAACCAACAGGTATCAAACAAGGGCCATTTTCTAAGCAAACAGCTCCAAAATTACCAATCAGAAAATTGGCTGCGGGCACTGTAAGCATAAACAGTAAGAAGGCAAGATATTTCATACTAGATCTCCTAAATCAACTTTAGGGTAGTCAGGGTTTTTGACGATCTTGCCATCAGATCGACGTTTAATCGACCCATCAGGTTGGATACAACGACCAAGATTGTTCTCATGCACACGAATAACCGCTTCAGTTAGGTTCCACCCAGCAGCATTCGCATACCCATACACCACATACACAAGGTCCGCCAGTTCTTTTAATTGTTGCTCTTTCGTATTGTGAAGGTATTCGGAACGCCATTCATCAAACTCCTCTTGCATCAGGGAGGCATACAACCCACAATTAGGAACCTGAGATAGCACCTTGGAGAATTGTTTTACCATCTCCATAGGGTCACTCATTACACTGTCTTCTGGGCCATAGTAGGCAAAGCCCATATCCTCTATGTCACGTTGGGTAATCATATAAGTCTCCCATAAAACTCAGTAGGTTTGATTTTGTTGTCAGTCCCGTTAAACAAATACCAGCAGCAATTATCTTTACCAGTGCTACTACTATCCTCAATCCACTTAACACGACCAACACTGACAATCTTGTTACAATAGGTCATGTATGTAGCAGACTGTTTCGTGTGCATCCAGTCAGCATCAAACAATAGCCACATAGGTGCAACATCTAACCAATGTTCGATGAAAGCATGAAGGAACTTACGTTCCCACGGAGGGTTAGTAATAATATACTCCACAGTCTCGTCAGGGAAGTAGAGGTCTAGGGCATCATTCTGGTAGATACCCTGTGCCCTAGGCTCAACGTCAGACATAAAGATGCACTGAGAATTTCCGCCAGTAAGGTGCTCCAAGTGAGCCACCAATCGACCATCGCCAGCACAAGGCTCAATATAATCGAACTTCCCATAAGGAAGGTGGTCGATCAGTGGCTCCACGGCTTCGATAGGCGTAGGGTAGTAATCCCTCGGAACCCTATCGAAGTTACTCCTTTTGCCCATGATCTAACTCCAGAGGATCAATGTTTGTAGTGAAGTATTTTACAATCTCGTAGGCTTCATCAAGAGTGTCATACCAGAGGTTAACCTGTCCCATCTTACCGTTCTCGGAGACCTTAGCCACGATCATCCAATTCCAATCATCAGGGATACCCATCTCTTCAAGCTCTTCCTCTGGGAAGTCTTCTCTACTAAATGGACCCTCTACAACACCCCAGATCATCGTCTTTGAGGTATTTTGTTCGTCTTCTTCGGTGTAACCAGCAAACCACTCAGAGATACGCAGGAAAAAGAAAGCCATCCACATTCGCATATTATTCACCTTTACTCATTAGTGTTAGGTAATGGTCCATGCTTATGATAGCAAGCCACTCTTTACGATCACCACGACAAAACACAACAGGTTCATATTTCTTTTCCTGTTTAGCTTGGTCATACCAATCATATATTGTCGTTAAAGTCTTACGGCGTTTGACTTCAATAGACACGGGGAGTAACCCCCGTGCCTTAGGAGAGAGTTGTATGTCTTCACCATTCTGGCCCATAGCAGTAGAACGGACATCATCAGGTTCTAGGGTAGGGAAGGTCTTAAGGATAGCATCCCTTACCTCTTGCTGACCTAGCCTGCCTTTTGCTTTCGAGCCTCTGGCGGTTCCCATATTTCACCCTCTTTGCGTCTAAGCCATAAGAGCCTAGCATTCTCTACTACACGATCAATATCGCCACCATAAGCCTTCATAACAGAATCCCATAAGTCTTGCTCATCCTTGGCGCCTTCTAGTATCTTGTCTGCATTAGCAGGTCCAACACGATAGAGACCAACAATGTTATCAGAATTATCTCAG